CACCGTAATTGCCCTTAATTCTTTCTTCGTTCCCGCTGTCTGGCCGGACTTTGGAAAAACCCTAAATTTTAAATTATGCTACTTGATCTACCTCTAACGCTTTTTTTATATTCTGTTTTTGTTGCTCTGTCTTTGCACACCTATACAGCCTATTCGTTATTTCATTCACGACCATTGTCGTAAGGTGTCCAACTTCAATTGAACTATCGACAAAGATTTTATATCCCGCCGCTTTCAAATCCTGACAAAATCCTATATCTTCACCGATTGTATGGCCATCGGCTTGCTTGCGAAACTTAAACCAGGGTTTAGGCATTTTTTTAAATACGTCCATGTCATACATCACGCACCCCGCGCCGGTCGCGTCCACTTCCACAAGTTCTCCTTCTTCCCATTCCTCAACGCTTTCGTAACAATTATAATTATCGTCAATTTCTCTGACTCTCAACATTAAAGAATCGAATGGCGGATAACGTCTATGTACTCTTGCCCCGACAATCGGTAAGTTGTGTGAAAGCAACCGAGGGATAATATCATCCGGATAAACCTGGTCAACGTCCATCATAATCAAATGAGTACAGCCTTCATGCAATGCCCTTTCGACTATGTTGTTTCTCAGGTCGTCAATATTCCCATTGTCAGCATGAATATAAAAATGTTCCGGTTTACTCATTAACGCGAAGCTGTGAAAGAAACTCGCCGGTATAAAAGGAAACGTACAGGGCACGCCGATTGCAAGCTTAACTTCTTTTTCTTCTTCGTTAATTGCTTGTTTATGCCAATAATCTTTTCCCCATTTCTTACCGAGATAATTTTCAACATCATCACAAAGTTTACTATAATCAACTTTTTTAGCTTCATGTAAGTCTTTGAAGGTGATCGATCCTTCATGATGGACATAGACATCTCTGACAATGGCTATTTTGTGGCCGATCTCTCTCGCCCTGAAACAAAAGTCAACTTCTTCACCCGATGAAGGCCACATTGATTCGTCAAACTCTCCGATTTCATCAAAGAGAGACTTATTGAAAGCCATACAGAAACCGATTACAAAATTAACCTCCTGTATTTCTCCCTCAAATTCTTCCGCCCAATCACTTGCCAGTTTATCGAGTTCAGCCTTCGTCTTGTAAACTGGAGGGGTCACTCTCTGTAATCCGGCACAAAAGTTAGTACATGGTCCGACAATAGAATATTCATTAAGGTGTGCTGTCAGTCGTTCCGCCCATCCCTCTGTCACGGTTACGTCATTATTCAAGAGAATAATTATATCCCCTTTGGCCTCTCTTATTCCCTGATTGACCGCAACAGGAAATCCTTTGTTTTCTTCATTCCTGATTACTTTCATTTCGGTAAAACCCGAAAACGGCGGTTTAAAAGGCGGAGTAGAACCATTGTCAATAATGATAATTTCACAATTCGTTGTATATTTTAGAACTGTGCTTATACAATCATAGGTTAAATCATGCTGATTCAGAACCGGTATTATGAGTGACGCCTTTCGTTCAGCCCATCGCCCTGGTTCATAATAATTAAACAATGCGAACAGATCAGGTCTATAAGCGATTTGCTCTCCTTCTGCCCTATGATGAACGATTAATTCACCATCCCAATTATGGCTTTCTTCATTATGTAAATGAGTTTTAAATATCTTTCCTTTGACAAATGATTGCTGGGCGCTTATGTAGCCTATCTTTACCCATTCCGGTTTTGCTTCTAATGTCCATGTCGGATATTGTCTAATAGGCGGGGCTTCTTCGGGAATAAAATTACCACGCTTCATTGAGATAATAACTATATCGTCATTCATTTCTTTTATTGAATCAAATACATTCGATTCATAAGCGTCATCATCATCAACAGTGACATAATAATCGTCATCAATAATCTCATTGGCCTCAATCAACTTATTACGTTTGTATGTGCCAGGCATCATAACCTTGCAATCTTTAGAATCCATAGGAATTATAAAGGGTTTAATCCAATCTTCATTAGGAACAGGAACGGCCTCATCCTGAAACATAATCAAGTGAAGAATAACTCCCAAAGGTCTATAATTATCAGTGAGAGTTTCCAATAAATGAGTCCGCGAAAAGGGCATTATTAAATGAATGTTCATTATTTAGTGCTCCTTTCGTGCATTATTCCTATGCCCTGTATTGGTCCGGCATCCTGACTTTCGAGAAATTCAATACAAGTTTTTTTTGTGGTTTTCTTTAGGTTATCCCAAAACTGCATAACAGCAGGACAAGAACCTTCTTGAATATCATGCAACATACATATTCTGGCGTGTTGGCCGAC